CTACGATCCCGGGCGCATGGAAGCGCTCGTTAAAGACCCTGATGCCTGGGGCCTAGTCTCAACACTAGGCCTCGCCGTCAAGATCGGCCTTGCCGGCACGGTCATTGCACACACCTGGTTGAGTGCATTGCTGTTTGTCGCAGGCTTTTTCGCCCGTGTTTATTTGGAGGTATCGTTATGGCGTGTAATTCTCAGAAACCCGATCAAGTGCGCGATCACAATCGTTAGCTTTTGGGTATTCGTGTTTTCAACCATTTTCGTTATCACTCTGTGCATCCAGTTTTACCGGTATGACGTGTCTATTCCGTCACTGGTGTTCGGGGCTGCCACCACGGCAAATCCACAGTCTAACGCGTGGAAACGCGTAGCGCGTGGTGCGGAATTTATGAAATCACCGCACCACCCTGCAAGGGCGCCTAATCACAAACACCCTCTCGAAGCTGAAGACCGGCGCGATGCGGAACACACTCTCAACGTGGCGGCAGCTGCAATGGGACTGAGCCGCTTCGACATCCAGTCTAGCGGGGAGCGGGCACGGTGTGACGGCACCTGGGGCATTTTTGATGCGACAGATTGCACACAACCAGTACGCTTCTCAGCGACTCCCGAACCGGGCACTGCACTCATCACTTTTGTTGATGTCATTGACAACATCAAGAGTCTGAATGCTTTTGCAGGACATCCCATCGGCGCATGGCGCCGAGAGCCAACCGCTCTAGCCGGCACTAACGGCAACAGCGTTTGGTTCACATCCTCGGAATCGGAGTTCACTGAGCGCGTGCCAGGAGGCAGGGAATACACCACGGGGTGTTACAATTTCCCGGACATGTTTTTGTTGTCCAAGCCCTGGTTTGCAGGTTCATCTGTCCTGCCCGCGCAGGTTCTTTACCATACTACACACATCACGCATCCGCGGGATACGAGCAGGCATATTGTTTTTGCAGTGCCTGTAGCCACAACACACCTACCCCTTTTCCTTTATAACTTCCTGCTTCGGTGGGGGGGAATTAAGGCCGCGCCCACCCCTTTGACACACACCCATGTCCGTAAGGAGAACAACTTTTACTTTGCCACGTACGAACGTGCCAATGGTACTGTTGTCTCCATTCAGCACGTGGATGATGTCTCGGGTGTTAGCGCTGAGATTCCGCTAACCTTGTACCTGCTTTTAAGCGGTGCCAAGGAACGCACCTACTTTTGTTCCTCCGATGCCATTGACTGGATCGATAAGCGAATTAAGGATGGTGCGTGCAGCGAGCTCACGCGGGATCAAAAGGAAATCGTGGCACAAGCACTGCTCATCAAGACCCCTGTATCTGCTTTTACTACCACACTCCGCCGCACGCCAGGCTCGACCCAGGCATGCGACGCCCAGACACCGGCACCCAAATTCAGCCACGCCAGCCAACTCCTCGGGGGGGCAAGCGTCCCTGCTGCTACCGACACCAATGCGCTCCTTGCTAAGGAATCTCGCATGGATAAGTACAGCAACGACGCAGTCCCCAACGATGTGATTAAGGGCTACGTCGCGGAGTTTGTCGAAGGGCTTGTGAAACACCTGGGTGACCTTACGCCGTTTTCGCGGCCACAGGTCAAGGAGGAGCAGGACCGACCCGCACAGCAGCAGCGCAATGCCAAACTGGAGAATTCGTATGAGGAGTTGAAGACTGAGATCCGCGCCAAAGGCGCGTTGAAAGCGGAGCCACTACCCAACGGCAAGACCAAACGTTATGTTTGGACCCTACCCACTTGGGCGACTCTAACAGGCTCAACATTCACGAAATCGCTCCACCAGGCACTTTTTACGCGCTGCCGCTCTTGGTTTGCCCCTGGCCGGAGCAAACAAGATGTTGCGAACATGCTTCGCAAGGCTAACACCACTGCTGCAGAGCTGGGACGTAATTTGTCTTTCTCTGACTTTAGTGGGTACGATGCCTCGCAGAGCTTGTGGATGGCTGACAATATCACGACACCCGTCTTTTGCGGAGTCTTCAAAGCGCATACGGAAACGGTCACTCAGTGGCTGTCTGCGCAGCACACTGCCATGTGCACCTTTAAGAGCACCATCGTCGGTAACGGCGAGCTCTTCAAGATGTCGGCAGGTGGTGCGCGGATTTCCGGTGCGCCTGACACCACTGTCTCAAACACCGTTAATTCGGCGTGTGTAGAGTATGTGGCACACCGCCTCGACGGCCTGACACACGAGAGAGCAACGGCAGCAATAGGGCCGTCTTCGGGAGATGACAAGGTAAACACTTGCAGCACTGAGTCCTTTGAGGCCGTCTGCAAAGAATTTGGCCTAGTCGCTCGCGTAGACTCCCACGTCCCAGGTTTGGGGCGTGAGGAATACCCACATGCCGCCATGTTTCTCTCGCGCATCTACCCCAACATCAGCTCATACCTAGCGTCATTCCCAGAGCCAGGGAAGTTCCTCCGGAACTTTTCACTGGCTCAGAAGAGTGTCAAGGACTCACACTACAATAAGTGGGTCGGCTGGGTTGCTGCTGAGGGGCTCGACGCACCAGGAGTGATCGGCAAAGTGTTACGCGCATACCAGCGCGTGTATGGTTATAAGCTACCTAGTGATACACAGAAGTACTTCAAGACACAGTCTGCAGCCCACAAGGATGATGTCCGGCGCGCAAGCTCCGGCGTCGCCATTCGTGACTACGACTGTGCCAGTATGGACTCCTGTGTCGCACGCTACCTCTCATCCTTCATTCCCGCGGAGGCCATCGGCAAGTTTAACGACGCCCTTGCAACCGCCAAAACGGAAGAAGACATGAAGCGTGCGCGCTTACCCCACGGTGATACGTCAGCTGTGGACGGGGAAAAGCGCTACTAGTTAGCTCGCGCAGCGCCGGCATGGGCGCATTATAAATACATGCCAGTGGGCAGCCTTGAGAGGGGGCTGCCTCGATAGAGTTAATACTCCTCATACCTCCTACCTGTCCAGGATACCGACCATTCAAGGTTTTACTTTACGTCTGCATTGTTTCAATTGTTTCAATGGCAAAGACGAAGAAGGCCAAGACGTTCGGTCCAAAGACGCAAGCGCAAACCATGGCAGCCCTTCAGCGTCAGGTTTCCCGCCTGTCAGTTCGCCCTAAGCAGCGGTCTGCGCCCCGCAAAGGCGGCCTAGATGCCGCCGCGGTCCGTTATTACCGTATGCTGTCCGACCCGTGCTTTGCCCCCGTCGCCCACCCTGTTTACGCAGGCGGCGATGGTGGGCTTCTTGCCCGGTTCGAGTCTGAGTTTACTCTGGCTAACGGGCCTGCTGACACGTGCTCGATCGTCGGGTTTGTACCCGGCTTCCTGGCATCCGCGGTATTCCAGAACGCTGTGACCCTTCCTAGCGACATGACCTCATCCCTCATGATCGCTAATGGCACGCTCTCTCCTGGCTACGCCTTCCTGCAATCCGCCGCAAGCGCAGTGCGCTGCGTCTCGGCGTGCATGCAGATCGCGTGGCCAGGTTCTGAGCTGAATCGCCAGGGCCAGGTTACTATGGGTCAGTGCAGTGGTGCTCTGCTATCGCAGGCCATCACTGTGCCCACCTCCGTTTCTGCCATTAGGCCGCTATGCCACCTTCGCACCCGCATGCCTGCGGACATGTGCGAGGTTAAGTGGCGGCCCACAATCGGCGACGCGGAGTGGAAGGACCCCAGTTCCCTGGGAACCACCACGGACGCCAACCACAAGGGTGGTCTCATCGCTACGGTGAGCAACCTCCCCGCCGGTACGGGCGTCCGTGTTCGGTTCATTGCCACTTACGAGTGGCAGCCTAAGGTCAATCAGGGAATGGCCAGCGCTTTTGACGCCACCGACCACTCCAGCAATACCCTGGACGACGTCATCAACGCCCTGGACCGTAATGGCCCGGGGTGGGCGTACCGCGTTGGCGCCGCCGCAACCACGGCCACTAATATGTACGCAGCCTATAATACGGCTCGTGCTGTTGGCCGCGCTGCTGGCGTTCGCCTAACGTATTGAGTCGTCTGAAAGACGACAGGTAACATCACCACATGTAATCCAC